GGCGCGTTCGCGGCCGGAGCGGCAGCCGGTGCGGTTGCCAGCGCGAGGCCGAGTTCATTCATGAGCGTGAGCTCTTTGGCTCGCTGGCGGAGCTCCTGCTCCCAGTCGCGGCCTTGCCGGGCGAACTCCGCGGCGAGCGTGGTCGTGTGGTTGGCCAGTCGGGTGGCCTGGGCGTTCGCTTCTTTGGCGGGATCAACGTGCTCGACGCCATCCCAGAACCACGCATGCTCGGGCAAGGTGGCGGCGATGGTCCGCAGGGATTGCGGGAGCAGCCCTTCGACAAGCACGGCCTCGTTGAGCCACGCCTTCAGGATGCGATCGAGCACGGCGAGCTGCAGGTGGTGCTGCTCGACGCGGATGCTCTTGTAGTACACCTGATGGTCGAGGCGACCGCTGGCGTAGTTGTACCCGGAGGAGTTGCCGGCCGCGACGTTGAACGGCATGTTCAGGCAGCGGGCGATCTCGTTGAGGATCTCACGCTTGAACTCGCCGAACGTCGTCGTCGGCTGCTCGGCATGGACCTGGCCGAGCTTCCATCCGCCCGGAAGTACGGTGGCGAGACGCTGTTCGAGTTCCACCTCGTCCATCGGCTCCAACGGATCGGCCTCGCCGTTGGCGGGGCTGTCGGTGTAGATGACGGCGGCGAAGTTGGCGGCGGTCTCGGCGGCCGCGATGGTCGCCAATGTGTACCGGCGGAGCTGTGCAAACAGCGGGAGCGCCGGCGTGATGTCAGGGATGCCGCGGAGTTGGCCGGGCCGGTCCGGACGGAAGTAGTGCACGACCGAAGAGGCCGCGAACGTGTCGTAAGCCGTGAGGTCGTCAATGGGCGTGCGAAAGACGCCGCTGTCACCCGGGTGACGCTTGAGCACTCGGTACGCGGAGGGGTTACCCCACGCGTCGAGCGCGATGCCGTCGATCTCGTCGTTGCGCCCGCGCCGGAGGAGGGGCGTGCAGACCTGGTCGGCCTCGATGAGCTTGAGATCAAGCGACACGGGCGAGCCCGCCGACGCGATGCCGGGGTTGTTGACCAGCAGCGCGAAGGCCTCGCCACTCTCTGCTCGGGCCAGCCGCATGGTGCGGAGCTTGCCGGGGAGGTCCACGGCCCGCGACCATTGATCAAACGCGTCCTCGATGCGGGCGTTGGCTTCGGCATCGTCGGTCAGCATCTGCAGCCGGGGACCGGTGCCGATGGTGTCGTTGGCGAGGGTCAGGACGATGCCCTTGGCGTAGGAGTTGTTGGCGACCTCGTACCGGGCGCGGTTGCGGAGGACGCGCCGCACCTCCGGGTTGATCGCGGCATTGGGCGAGAGGCCATCGGCGTTGGCCCAATGCTTGCGATTCTCCGGGGTGGTCTTGGCCGAGTCGAACTTTGCGACAACCAAACGGCGGCCGCCGCGCGATCCGCCTCCGTGCGGAGCACGCGACGCCGCCGGGGAGGGAGAGACGCTCTGCATCCCGCGAAGGGGAGCAACCCGGCTCATGATGTTGGCAATGGCTTTCAGCATGGGCGGGTTAGACAGAACCGGGGGGGACGATCTTGGCGAACTTGATGCCGAGGCCGGGCTTCCTCGCGGCGGCCTTGGACGCGAGGTAGCGGTCGGCCTCGATCTGGTCCTTCAGCGGGTGCTGCTCGACGGACTGGCCGTCGACGGACGCCTTCGCGGGCTGAGAGGCAGCGTCGCGGAGCGACTGATCGGGATCAGGGGTCGGGTCCGGCACGATGCTGGGGCCTCCTACCACTCTTCTCGCATCGCCGTCGCTCTGATCACGACGAGCGTGCTTCAAATGACACATGTTGTTCCACCGGTAGACCTCGGGCGTCGAGTTACCCGCCGAGCCGCTCGGTCGTGGTCACGCGTCGACCGCAGTGACGGCACTGACGTCGCCGGCGGATGGACCCGGCAGGCGTCGCACGGGTGTAGAGCACCTCGAAGTGCCGACACCCGCAGCTAGGACAGACCAGCCCTTTCGGCTTTGCATCCGGATGTGCCAACGGCTTCGTCGTCATCGCGATCGCTCCTTCAGCGCCGAGAGCTTCAGCCGCGGCCGAGCGACGATCGTGGCATCCGTGCCAAAGAGCACCGCACCCTGCATGGACGCGGCAACCGCAGTGCCTACCAACCCGTCGAGCCAGTGATTGTCGAGCCCTTCGACACGGAGCTTCCACTCGTCCACGGTGCGGCCGCGGCCCTCCGTCCGCACGCGGTACTCGCTGGTGAGGTGTTCCGACAGCAGGCGGTGTGGCTCGGGTTTCTGGCCGAACAACGAGAGACCTCCGGGATCGCCCATCGGCACCGCCAGCCTGGCATGCACAAAGGACTTCCAGTAGTTCGTGTCGAACAGGACATGCCGCACCGCTCGCTTTCCGGTCACAATCGGCACGCGCCAGTTCAGCCCGACCCGCTCGCCGCGCTTCCGCTTGTAGTCGCTGAACGGGAGGCTGCTCGCACCGACATAGCGTCCGTGGCTGGGCGTGAGCACGCTCGCGTGCGGGCTCTGGCGACAGAACTGATAGACAACATCCGTGGAAGAACCCCAGTTGGCGTCGATCAGGCATCGATCGATCCGGACCATCGCGCCGTCGTCGCGCCGCCACTCGCGAGCAACCGTCGCCTCGATGAGACGCTCCAGGCCGCCGTAGATCGCGCCTTCGACGCCGGCGCGGGGCGACGCGGCCGCAAGCGTCCGGCGCACATCCCGAAGCGTGAAGTACGCCTGCTTCTGGTCCGGCTCGGTGCCATATTCGATGATGTGCCCCGTGAAGTCGTCTTCCCAGGCGGCAACGAGGTAGAACAGTGCCTTGCCCTGCACGTCCACGAACATCGTCAGGTGTGAGCACCCGAGTGGGACAAGCCCGCGGGCGTGCCCGTTCACCTTCGCTGCGATCTGGTCGGCGCTCAGAAGGTCGTCCGCGACCTCAACCTCCGGCAGCGGCTCGTTCTGGTACTCGGCGAAGAATGCGGCCTCGTTCTGCAGCCGCAGGTTCATCGCGTGTTGCACAGCGGACAGCTCGTCGTGATTGAACCGCTCCGGCCAAGCGATCACCGCTCCCTCGTCCATCGCCGTCCGGTGCTTGCCGTAGAACGCCGTGGCATCAATGCTCCCGCGATCGGCGCGAAGCCCCTCGGCCCGCACGCGGGCGTACTCGGCCCAGAGCTTCTCGTTCTTGGGGAACGAATAGACCATCTTGGTCCGCTCGCCCTGCCACTGCGGGTGCTTGTCGCGGTCGAGAATGCGGTCCGCCAGATCGTCGGGGCGGACCACCGTTAGCGTCATCAGGCCGGCGATCTTCCGTCCGGGCCCGGCCATGCCCAGGATCGCGCCCGCGAGAATGCGCTCTCGGTTGGCGCACTGCGAAGGAGAGCGGGCGCTCTCGTCGGTCTGCGGGTCGTCGATCAGCACGAGCGACGGGCGGACGCTCACACCATCGACACGCTTGTGCTTCATGCCACGGATGCGGCCCGTGATCCCCGCGACACGGATGATCGCCCCCGATGCTGCGGAGCCCGGGATCGTGGGCAGCACGATCTCTCGCGCGGTCCACCCGATGTGGGTCTGCTTGCCTTGGTAGAGCTGCCCTGAAGCCCGCTGGTGGATGCCTTCGAGCGAGCGGATCGGGTGGCAGACCTCTGGGAAGTCGCCGCCGAGGATCTCGCTGTTCTCCAGCTCCGCCTTGATCGAGTCCAGCATCCCCGCCGCGTGCTCTTCGTCCGACCCCACGAGCGCCACGAACTCCCGGTGCCCGTACACCAACGCCCACAGACACGCAATCTCGCAGAGCGAGGTCTTGCCTGAGCCGCGCGGCATCGCCATCGCAAACAGCCCGCCCTCGAGCACCGCTTGTTCGATCTTGGCGATGACCTTGAGATGGTCATCCGACCACTTCAGGTGAAACGTCTGCGGGAAGTACGCCTCGCAGAAGTACCGGAAGTCCCGCGCGGCTCGATCTCGCCTGGCCGGGTCCGCAACCGACGGCAGATCACCAATGTCCCGTCCCGACAGCGACAGCATCGCGTTGCGGAGCCGGGCACGCTCCTTCATCGCGTCGTAACCCGTCAGACCTTCGGGCGCATTGGCAGCATCGGCGATCGCCTCGTGCCGCGTGGTCGCCAGCCACGCCACGTATCGGAACAGATCAACCTTGCCCACATCGCCGTCGGCCGCGACGCGGAACCCGGCGCGCGTGCGATGCCGGTGGAGCTGCCGCTCGCTGATCACCTCGCCCAGCGTCGTGCTGTTGAGCAGCCGCGCGAGTTCGCCGGGCTTGAGTTTGCGCGGGTCAATCGCCACCTGCGGACATCTCCTTCACGAGCCACGCGGCGTAGTGCACGAGGTTGACGCTGCCGTCGGCGTTGG